ATGAAAAACAGATTCACTACCCCAAAGGTAAAAAGCTACCCATTAGAAAGTGGCAAAGAATGGTATGTATGGTTTAGATTCAATGGAGGTAATCCTATACGTATCAAAACTGGATTAAACAAAATTCAGGACTACAACGAACGACTAGAAGAAGCAAATTCACTTGCTGAGGTTCTCGAAGAAAAATTAAAAAAAGGTTGGAACCCTCAATGCTCTGAGAACCTGTTGGAGAGGATAACTATTCACAACGCATTTAACCAGGCGATTCTCAGACTGAAAGATAAGACTTCAAAAAACACTTATATAGCTTACTCCTGTACTACCAGATTTTTTATTGAAGCTTTAAAATCTTTAAAGTATGATAAAATGTTGAGTAGTAATTTTTCTCGCGCCTATGCTAAAAAATGCCTTGAATGGATTACAAAAGAAAGAGAATGGAGCCCACATGCTTTTAATAAAAATTTAGGTTACATCAGATCAGTTTTTGCCGAAATAATAGAAGCTGAGCAAGCTGAAACTAACCCTTTTAGGGAAATTAAAAATATGAAGGTTGTAAAAACTCCAGCAAATACTCCTCCAACGGATGAAGAAATGGTGTTGATATGCAATGAACTTAGAAAAGAAAACTACGGACTTTATATTCTATATATGATAGAATACCATAGTGGAATAAGACCTGCAGAACAAGTGGAAATTAAGATAAAGCAGCTAGACTTTACTAACAAAATGATAATATTAAAGGGAGAAGATACAAAAAGTAAAAAGTTTCGAGAAGTTCCCATGTTGGGCAATATGTATGATCTTCTATTACCATATAAAGACGAAAATCCTGAGTATTATTTATTTGGGACGCCAAGTAAAAAAGGTGGATGGATGTCCCGGAACGGATGGTTTAAGCCTAATCCTTTTAAAATTAGGGATGATTCACCAACTAAGGAATGGAAGCGAATAATAAAAGATGGCTTAGGCTTAAATATAAATTTATACTCTGGAAAACATAAAGGAGCCGATGATAAAAGAGAAGCCGGCATGTCAATAAAAACTATCTGTGAAATATTTGGACATTCTGAATCAAAAATGACTGAGAGATATATGAGAACTCTAAAATTGGAAAGATTCAATGAAGCTAAAAATATAAAAATGAAAATATTCTAAAAATAAAGGAGTATTTCGGTACTCCTTTTTTTAGGCAAAGAAAAAGCCTCCGTGGGGAGGCTGTGTAGTTTACTTAAATAATATTTTATTCTTTCTTGCTAATATTACTCTTTGTAACTTTTGCTAAAAATGTGGAAACTATAACAACTAATATAGAACCTCCAAATACGCTACCTAATATTTCGTGATCCTCATGTATTAAGTAAGCAGAAAACACCATGCCTGCTAAAACTATTATAAAGGAAAAAATTAACCCCATGGAGTTTACCATTCTGTCTCCTTTTTCTGTTTTTTCAACTAAATCTACCTTTTTACTAAAGGCTTCATGTCTAAAACTTTGCTCTTTTTCTGCGCATGTTTTAAGCCAATCTAAGATTGTTGGATCTATACGATATAGCTTTTCTATTTCAGTAGCATCTGGAAGTAAATTATCATCGAAGACTTCTTCTACAATATGTCCTTGACCATGCTGACTTTTTACTAATTGTTGTTTCCTCTGTTGTTTAGCCATTACAAAGCTCTTTTTCTAAAGCAGTATTCAAATCATTTGCTGCTTTATTCCTGTCTCGCTGAAGATTTTCTCTATCATCTTTGGTACTTGGAATCTCTAGATTTTTAATTTCTTTTTTAATCTTAATATAACCTTCACTTTTAGAAGAATATTCACCTAAACAAGCGGCTTTCATATTTCCTAAAACCAAAAATGACGCTTTTAGAATGCTCATAAGTTTCATTTTTTATGTGTTGTAATTGTTTTACAAAGTTATGCAAATTTTGTTCCTTCACAACAAAATAACACATATTAACATTTTCATTTTGCAATAACATAATGAAATTACAAATTGAAATTGTATTTAAGTATACAAATATATCAGTCTCAACAATAAAATTCGTCTAATTAAAATTTATTAAAAAAAAATCCCAGTTTATTTTACTGGGATATACCAAATCACAATCACATAACATGAATCGTTTCTTCATTGCAATTTAAGCAGCAATTATTTTATTTAAATACGGAAAGCCGTAATGATTTTTTAAAAATTATCATACTGAAAATGCATCCAGTCATAATTCTTTTCCCGTCCTAAACTAATGAAACCATGTTTGTAGAAAATATCAATCATTGATTTATACTCTGGTCGTGCAAATCTTGCTGTTCTAGCGGTTTCTTTTAACTGGTTTCTGGCAGGGTCTAAATCGATAGCCAATCCCCAGGCATGAACTGAATAATTGGAACCACCTCGAATCTGTCTATAATTAAAACAACCTCCATATAGATCAATTCCAAGCTCTTTTATTTTCTCATAGCCATATACCTTCAGGATTTCGGCAAAAACAGCTTTTAGTGGTTCTGCTATTGCTTTATGACATGATAATTTATTTATTGTAGTTTTAGGATCCCAAGCGATACGCATAGGATATGGCAAATCAATAAATACTATATACCCTGTGCCATTAGGAGTTGGCACGCCATATTTGTTTATATATTGTTGTGTAGTTTTCATTTTCTAAATTTTTCAATTATATTTTTGATGAATGTTGATTTCCGGAAATAGACTATTAATCCCATAATAACAATTATGGCTAATCCCCACAAGAAAAACACTGCGTAGGCTCCAAACTGAAGTCCGGTGCTCTTTACTTTTTCTGCCAGATCTTTAACTTCATTGGCAGCTTTAGAAATTGTTTCCTGAGAGACAGCCTCCCGGGAAAGCTTCTGAAGCTCATTTAGATTTTCTTTTTTGTCTTCCTTTTCTTGCTTTTTATCAGTGTTACGGGAGTTTGATTTTATAATGAAGTCAGCGTTTCCGGTAATCATAATACTTGAAATGGTATCACCATTTTCAACCTGATGAACTTTAAAGGGTTTTCCGGTTTCGGTCTTTCCTTTAATTTCAACATTAGTATTTTGTGACTTCTCTGTTTCTTTATCCTGAATTTTATGTTCTGTTTTCTGGGTGTTCTTTACAACAGAATCCTGCTTATCTTCTTTAACAACCTTCTCATAAGATTGTTTTATTTCAGAAGTAATGCGTCTATCTAATTTTCTGGACCTACATCCAAAAACTAAAAGACAACTAATTATTATCAGTATTGGTTTCATCTATTTTTGTTTTTAGAGAATTTAAATCTGCTGTTTTTTGAAAATTATCTAGCTTCTTCATCCAACCTATTGGAGGAAATTTACCTCCAGTAATAACAGAAAGATTACCCATTGCGGACCCGGCCGGATACATGAAAACCATAGTTTGAATTAGCATTTTCATATAAATAGCAATGAAATCTGCATCCTTTAATATTTCACGAAGCATTTCAAGAACTACATATCCGGCAATACATCCTCCTACTTTTTTAATTAATCCTATGTAATTTTTTTGAAAAACAAAATCCTTTTTATAAAACCAATGAACAACAGAACCTAACGTGTGATCTACCAGAATAGCAACCATTACCATAATTATAAATAAATAATTATCCATATACCATCCTGTCACTTTTTCGTTAAGAGTAAAAGCCACTGCAGGTATTGTTCCCAGCTTAAAAAGTGCTGGTAATATTGCATGTAGATCCTTTCCAGAGTGCAATATATTTAGGTTTTTGATTAAAAATTTTAGAATCATCGTTATTTAGGATTAAGTTACTCCAGAATTTGGAGTGCTATTCTTGAATTTCTTTAGCTGAATTGTAATCTTCTTCAGTGATAAACTCAACTTTTTGTATAGTTGATAGAACATTATCACCTTCAATTATGCCATAGCTTACATTTCCGAGTTCATCAGTTACTTTGTAATATACACCGTCTTTAGTCGTGTAATTTTTAATTTCTTTATTTTCCATGATTATAATTTTATGAAGCTAAACCACCGTCGTTAATCGTCCACCCTGCATTAATTAGCGTTGTTCTGAAAGAAGCTCCTTTAGATGAGTATTTCACCCCGACAGCGTCGAATATCTTCGGATTGGTTCTACCTGTCCAGTCATAAGACGCGAGCTTTTCTAACAACTTATCATAATTACTCGGAGAAGTGGCCGTCCAGTTAATGAAACCTTCTAAAATAACTTCTTTATTGTAGTCTAAAACTGATAAATCCTGATCCATTGAGATGCAGTTATTAAATGCACCACCAAAATCAACTACATTTGCCGTTTTCCAACCTTTTACCGATTGATTAAGAGCAATTGAGCCACCTGCAAAATTTCGCATGGAAATTGCTGATGTTACATCAAGTTTAGCAATACCTTTATTAAATGATGATAATCGTGATAGAAATCCATCGAACTTCTGAATACCTTTAGTATTAAGGTGTTCTACTTCCTGATTAAAGTTGATGCATTCATCAAACATCGTTGAAACACCATCATTTAAATTGGCCAATTCGGGGATTATCTCTACACCATATATAGGCTGGTTAAAACCTGAACGCCACTTAAACATACCAGATACATATCTAAGCTTATTCAGTCTTGAATTATAATCTACTATTGGTGCATTAGGATTGACGATTGCTGGTATTTCTTTAAATCCCCAATATCCTTGATAATTTGGTGCCGGCGGATTATCTGGTAGATATATATAGGCTTCTTTTTCGTATAGTTTTACCTTACGAGCGTCTGCCCATTCGTTCATTTGCATTTCAGTTTTTTCCACACCGTTGTCAATAAAGACACCTCCGGATATTTTAGCAATTGCATTTCCTTGTATAATTAAGTCTAAGGTTCCGGTTCCATCCCCTTGCTGCTTAAGTCTAATGCTCATATATCCTGACTTCGGCAATAGCCTTGTTGCAACTTCTTTTGTTTTTACAATTATTGTTTCCATATTATTTTTTTTAAGCTATTATTTCCATTTACCATCCAAAAAAGATATTCTTTCAGCATAGGTATTGTAAATCAAATCCATATTAGGTACGGGGTGTGTGAATTCAGCTTTTCCCCATTTCTTGTAATCTCTGGTGTAAACAGACATAGGAATCTTAGCAGAATGTCCACCATAAATTCGAATGACGGTTTCCATCGAAATTGAGCCATTATTACGAAGCTGTGCGTATCTGGTTTTAATCTGGGTTGAAAATTGCGCTTTAAACTTCGTCCAGATATCTTCCGTTATAAAGAAGTCATTAACATTTCTATTATCTAAGGAAATTGTATTGTCTAAATCCATAAGTCCTGGCATAAAATGTTTACCATTATAGCTCATATAGCTGGCATTGTTATGAACGGAATCCCAGTGCATGAAAAGCTCTGCAAGAATGATCCAATCTAACCAAGAATATAAACGCATATACTCTTGATAGGTATTCGTAAAGTCTTTAGCCCCTGTGTACACATCTTTCATGTATTGAAAGAATCGAACTACATTGGCTTTAGTGACATTCGTTACTCCTTTTTTCTTTGGACACCTTACTTCATAGAACTTTATAATATCATCATAGCTTGACCAATTAAGATTACCTAATGCCACACCGACAACATTCAAATTATCTAAGAAAATATGATTTTCATTACTAGAATTCATAGCAAAGTTTTCAAGCGACTTTTTAAGCCTCCAGGTATAAAGCCCAAAGAACTCACCGGATATATATACTTCACAAGGGATTCCAGTCAAACAATATTTAGCATCTGCATAGTAAGCATATTCATTATAGGTTTGTATTCTACTGGTATTTAATTCTTTGAACAAATTTTCTGGATAAGGGCGTGATTTCAAAGTTTCTGCCCACATCATCCCCCCGCACACGTCACGGGTATGTGTAACATCATTATGATAAGCTTTCATGTGGAATCCTTTCAGCGCTGGATTCTTACCAATTTTTAAATAAACTTCTTCCCACTCATCATTGTATAGATCGATAGAATATCCTTTTTTTAAATATGAAGTAGTATACTGCCCCTGAATACTCATTAAAGCATTAAATGTGACTAGCTTTTTATTATCAGCCGTCATAATAGTAACTACTACCTTTGTTGGGGTTCTGGCTTCTGAAGTATCTGTAGGTAGCTGTCCCTCAATGTTAACCCTGAAAAATTCTAAATCTGGCAGGTTCACATACTTTTTCCCAGTTACACCGTAATCATGAGTAGTATGCAACTCCTTTACTTTTCCAGCGATAATCTTACGTACACGTAATGTCCCTTCACTATCAACGGACCCAAATATATTACCATTACCATCCCTGATTTCGAATACATCCTGCCCTTTACTATCAATAAAAAGACTATTTTTTATAAATTTTGTTGTTTCTGACAAATATTCTGTAAGTGTATTCAACCCGGATATAGCTTCCATTGGTATTGATGCATCGCGATAAGAAGTAAAGAAATTACCTCGCTTATCCCACGCACCTATAAGATTTCCATTACCATCTACGATTTGGAATAAATCTTCTTCTACTATACTTTGAAAAGCTTTTAACTTTAATTCCCACTTACTTGGAACATTCGGGATTTCAACGCCTGGAACATCCGTCGGTAAAGTATCTGCATTAGCCTCATATATAGCTCCATTATAAAAAACCTGACTTCCAATATCAAAACCTCTAGGTTCCCAGGTGGGAGTAGTAGAATTGGGCATTAATATTTCAGTGTCGACAGTCCATACTGTACCAACCTTTTTAAACAATGTTAATACACCTTTTGCTACTGTTAGCCCATTAGCATATGTTCCAAATGTAGAAGCTCTATATATACCATCTGGAAGAGAGTTTAATTCTGGTAATGTTTGCTGTGTCTTAATTGTACCCGTTACTCCTGAGGCTATTTTTTCATTAAAATACTGAATAGAAACTCTTCTAGGATTTAACTGTTCATCAGCAAATAAAAGCGTTGAAGCAGCAGAAGGATTGTTGTTTATAGGTATTTTATTTACCGGAATTGGTTTTACAAATGGAAGTAAATTGTTCTCGCTACTCATTATTAACTTGTATTAGTACATTATCATTAAATTCAATTGGTCTGTTTTCGTTGTCGGCAATAACGTACAAGAAGACATCTTTAAAAATATCATCCTCATTAATGGTTATATTTAAGCCGTTTTTATCTTTCTGGTTAGTGAACTTTAATATCCCGGACATAGCAAAATCACTTCTGTCCATTTTATCTTTCATAGTGCGTTGTGTACCATCAATGAAAAATAAATTATTAGCAGCCCATACCTTAATAAAGTTTAATATGTTACCATTTCCATCTGATTCGAATTCATACGAAACTATCTCATCAATATATGAATCTCTATTCCTTAAGTTAGAAATCCCCCCAGATCTAGTTGTATTTAAATCTACATCCACATCAATATCACCAAGACATCTAGCCGGAAGATTAGTTATCATCCAATCAAAGTCTGTTTCATAGTTGAATAGATTTCTATTGTATAAGTGTTTTGTGGCAACTCTAATGAATTTACGCCCATCAGCATCAGTACTATCAAGAAAGCGAACACAATTAGAGAAAAACAGCTTGTTTCCTGTATTATCCCTTATTTCAAAACGTCCAGAATACCACTCATAAGACTTAAATGTTATACGTCTTAGCCTTCCATTATCAACTCCAAACTGTGCAGGAACAACAAACTCATTACGATCATTTACGATCCATAGAACTAAATCAGAAGTTTCCACTAAATTGTCTACATCCGGAATTTGAAATCTATGAAATTCGTTTACTTCTAATGGGTAAGGTCTTCGGGTACCGAAATATTGTGTATTTTGGGGGTTAGTCATGTCTTCGAGATCTGAAAGACTTCGATAGAACCTAACTGGACTATGATACCAAAATTTCTGCATGATTTATTTATCAAATTTAACAATTATGTTTCATAATATGAAACATTTAAAATATTAATTAATTCTATATTTTCTTCCGGATGCTGCAATACCTATCCCTGCGAAATCCTTACCATTGTCAAAGAACCTTATTCCAGTAGTTGCATACATTAATATAAATGGATTTCCATTGTCAAAACATGTATAGAATCCCTCATTAACAGTTGAGGCAGCTCTAAGTGTAGCTTTGAATTTGGATTTGCCAGTTAATGTCAAATTTACTATTTCGGTGTGCTCATAGTTTTCTGCGTTAACCGGTGCATGAATTTCGATAATTATATTATCATTCTCATCTAATACAACTACACTTCCGTTTCCTTGTTCGCTGAACAATTTATAATGAACTTCTAATGTTCCCTCTCCTATTACTTCATATTCAACGTAAGTGTAACCACAATTTGATTCATCTGGATTAGTAACAACTTTAGTAGTATTAACTACAATTTCTCCGAAAGGATAAGGAGTAAACACGTCATCTGATTTATATTGCTCTATTCCGTCTTCAATACTGAAAACTCGGAAACCTATTTTCCTGTTTTTAGGAATGTTGGTAAAGAAGAATTCATCATCTATTTGGACATTACTACTATTAGCACCATTATATATTGTTTCCCATGTGGCACCATTATCCTTAGTTGCTTTTATTCGCATTGGTAAGGCTTTAAATTCATCTGGTGTGAATATTTGTAACTGTACTATTGTTGGGTCTGTAAACACAACATTTAATATCTTATTTTTAAGACTACTACCTTTTAATTTTCCGCGGATTGTTAAAGTATTGTAACCCTTATTATGTTCTAAACCTTTTTGTCCAAAAGGATAAATATCCATTACGCCTTCCGGAGTATCTACCGAAATATACCCTCTGTTTCTATTCCTGTCACCATTTATTCCGAAACGCCAATTGTTATATAATCTGAAAAATTCTTCAAATGTTACATCAGGAATTGTTATTTCAATTGTCTGGTTTGTGAAATATGGATATCTAAAGTTCCTTAGACGTCCTACTGTCTCGTTGGCATTCAATTTAACTCTTCCACTAAGCTCATTTGGAAGCTCAGCCGGATTTACTTCTATCTCAACATTACCATTGTTTTTATAATTGGTAACCAAAATCTCTTCTGATGCTAATTTCTTAACCAATGCAGACCCAAAGAACCCGGACCATCTAGCCATTTGGAATTTTGGATTATGTCGGAGGTTAGAAGTAGTATCACGTGAATAAATACCATCAGGCCATTGACTAACATAAACAAAACCTTCGTCAGATCTATTCTTAATAAAGTTTGTTATAGTATATGATATCGGAGTGTTAGACGTACCTTTTTCAATTCCAGTAGTCTTATTTAAATCTAAAGCTGTTTTACCTATTTTAAGTATTGTCCATTCTCCGTTATTAAGCCCTGAGGTAATTCTGATTTTATCACCTACTTTTAGAGGCAAAACATCAAAAGGTGTTTTATATGAACGCAATACTAAATGTCCTTCTGATTCATCATGTATACACCCCATGATAATACCATTATCTGTGAATGTATCTACATTTACCATATCAATCAATATCAGATCATCATCTGAATCGGACGTACTGGAAGAATTATCATTGATTACATCCTGTATCTTGAATTCATCAATAATGAAATCAGTTTTTTTGTCAAACTTATTCTTACTTGACTTAATAGGTGTTAAAAATTCTGCAGTTGTATTGAACCCTGAAAGGTCATCCTTTTTATTGGTACTAAATTTCTGGCTACCAAATAATAGATTGTTTAAAGAGTTTTCAAGATCATTAGACAAATCATATCCATCCTCATCAAATCCTTTATCCGATAGGTCGAAAGCTTGAATGTCCTTAAAGAAATAATCTACACTTTCAACGATAAACTTATTTCCTACTATATCATATCCTAAAGCCAATAATGGAGATGCACTATCATAAAGAAGAGATTTCAAAGATGTTGTAAGCTTATCTTTAAAAGATTTAGCAAATGATTCTGGTATACTCCTGAAAAACATTCCGGTTCCTATTCCCGTATTCTCATATATCCCTCTTTCTCCTAAAATATTACTTTCAATAGTTATTTGTCCATCTGAGTATAGTTTACACACTTGATTTATAGCCTCTTTTAAGGTAACTACCTTTACTTTTCTCAAAGGAGAAAGTATATTAGCACTTATTGCTATAGAAGAATCTGTTTTAGCAGGATTACCACCCAAATTAGGGTCTAAGCTCCATGTATACGAAGCGTTAGGGTCCCATGTTTCACCAGGTGAAAAATCCATGAAAAATTGCACTTCTATACTTTGCCCTGCCTTTAGACTTAATGGATTTACTCCATTTACTGGAAATCTGTCTTTATTTGTATATGTATCACTAATTACTTTTACTTGAGCAAGCTTATTGGGACCCTGTTGAAATAGTTCTGAATCAGCTAATTTTTCAATTCTAACAATATTTCCTGATGAATCTTTAATCAAAGCAACCATAGTCATTGTATGATATGTGCTTTTATCGCTTGTCTTACATCCGTACATTTCTACATTTGATACCCTTATTTCTAAGTCATCAATATCTGTCTTAGTTGATAACATAGGACCTATGTACATGTATGGTCTATTGTCTGGCATATAGAAACCACTTTCTGTATTGGTATTGTCTCCTATATTCTGCCCTTCAGATGTCAATTTATACATCCATTGCCATCCCTGTAGACCTGATTGAATAGAAGTAACCTGTATTCCTTCTCTGAGAGGGTCAAGCATGAAATATAAGTTTTCTGCTTTGGATCTTATTTCCTTGAAATAGAATTCACTTGCAACAAAAGGAGTAACTGGATTATTATCCAAATTCTTATCAGAAAACAAGTTTACAGAAGTATCTTCCCGGGAGAGTATTTTGTTCTGACTTTCTCGTTTTTTTATTTCTGTAACAATCTTCTGAGAGCTTTTTTCGTACTGATAACTAACCTTATTAAGGTTTAACTGGAAATCATCACCTAATATATCATCACCATCAATAATCCATTTAAATATAATCTGCCCGTCTCCGCCTTTCTCTTTGTAAACTTTATCAATAATATCGTAAGCGACTTTATTGTTGTATCGGACAAATTCTAAACTGGTAGAATCACCCAAAATAAAGTTGTCTACATTAAAAAACTCTTCGTTTATGTCTATGTAGCTGTTTATATCATCGAATCCGTCCGGTTCCTCAATTTCATAAGTTCCGGCATGCTTTGAATCAATAACAACTAATTTAAATGTTTGTCCAACTTCATATTGATGTACAATATTTTTAATCCCTTCCATTCTTTGATATTTTCACGTTAATTGATTGTTTTTTAGATTTTCCGACAACTTCCGGATATTTACCAGGTCTTTCTTTATATACAAACCCGTCAACCTCATAAACAGATGCAGTAGAGTATTTAGCCATTGTTTTGTCAAACTTCTGGCCTACTTTATCGGCAATTTCATCTGCATTAACACTATTATGATTAATCACAGGTGGAATATCAAGTCTTTGACCTGATAAAGCTCTAGCATATATGTTTTGTCCCATTACCAAAGGTTCATCAGTAAGTGACTTCATTATTTCCTTTGTTTGTTTGGCGTTAAATACCTTATCCCCTTCAGAAAGCCATGTTTTTGTTGCTCCACGCTCGTTACCTAATGATTTAATTCTACCATGTTTATCTGCAATAATTTCACGGCCATACTCCTGAGTAATCGCCATTCCTTCTGATGCATAGTCAGTACCTGTAAAGTATTGAGGAACTGGATTTCTTGACATTATTAAGCTTGACTGAAGAACACCAAATGCTAATGCAGCTAAAGCCATAGGCCATCCTGCAAAACCTGTTTGAGCTAAAGTTGCTGTAGCTGCTAGTGAACCGTTAATCAAAGCCTGTTGAGCTGATGCCTGTTGTTCAGCCTTTGCTTTTTGCATAGCTATCATTTTTTCACGCTCTAATTGTTGTTCTTTTATAACTCTGTATTCATCTTCTAAGGCATTTCTTTGTTCAATCTGTTCTGTAGAAGCATTATTAACTGAGTTTAAGAAATCTAATCGTGATTGAATTATTGCAAGCTCCGCATCTGTTCTTGACTGTGATGCTCTTAATTCTTCATCATATATTGCTAATCTTTGATTAAGATTATCCTGCATGATAGATTGACTTATTGCACCAACTGCTTGAATAGCTGCAATTTCAGCAGTTTTCCATTTATCTTGACCTTCACCATATTTTTTATTAAATTCATCTTGGGAAAGAAGAATTGCATCATACATAGTTTTAAACTGATCAGCTACACCTCCAAGACCTAAATCATCAAATCCTTTTGATAAGAAATCAAACATTCCGTTAGTAGCTTTAAATGTATTTGATTCCTTTGTTGAAACAAGTTCTCTTTTTCTTGTAGTAGCTTCGGTAAGCTTTACATTTGTGTCATCCAGTTGATTATTTATTTTATTATACTGATCAATTTCTTTTTCATTTAAAGGACCTTTTTTAGCCTGCTCTTCATATATCCGTTTTTCATTTTCTAATGTGTATTTACGGTTAGTTAATGTTAGTAGTAATGTATCAAGTTCTAATTTGGTTAATCGATATGATCTTTCTTGAATTGTAAGCTTTTTATCAGCGTAGATGGCAATTTTAGCCTCTGCTTCTGCCGAACTAGATTGAGAATCTAATCTACTTTGTTCAACTTCTAAATCTGCAATTGCATCTGTTAATAACTTCTTCCCAGATTCTCTTAATCTTGCATTAATAGCTTGTAAATCATTATTTCTATCTTCAACAAGCTTAATTATACTTCTATTGTATGACTTTGTAAGTTCAATTTGTTCAGCATATGATTGGTTTAGGTTCTGATAATACTCTTGATCAGCAGCAACCAGCAAAGCTGTTCTTTCAACATTGGTTAATTCATCGTCATTTAGAATTATATCTCTTCTTTCCTTGTTGTCAGTAGCTAAATTTCTTTGTGACTGCTTAGCTTTATCATCATAAATTTTTAAAACCTCATCTTGTGCTTTTTCAAGCTCATCAATAGCTTTCTTACTAGCAGCAGCAGAAACTTGTCTTTCTTTAGCATTTAATCCTTTTAAATAAGCCTGAACTCTATCTCCATATACTTTGTATATTTGTTCATATCTTTTCCAATAATCTTCTTCGGTTTTAAGTCCTTCTATCCGGGCGCGTTTATTTTCTGCAAGTTGGTTATCTCTATCAGCCTGCATGTTCATTAAAGCATCTTTCTGCTCACCAGATAATTTTGCACCTGTATATTTTTTTTCTTTATCTGGAGTAGTAAGAGGTTTTCTTTTTACAAGCTTTCCATCAATAAGGTCCCATTCTGAAGTGTCTTTCATGGTATTTTTACCAGTCTTAGAATCAAACCAGTATCTACCATCTTTACCTCTTCCATCTTTCTGCTTCATTGTATCAGCCTGAAAGAAATTCTCACCTAGTTGTCTACTTCGTTTTAAGGCAGCATTATAATTTGTGGTAATTCTTGCAGCAGCTATATCGGCTTCACGACCAACTCCCATAAATGAGCCCGCTAATAAATGATTAAAGTCTATTAATTGACCATTTTTAGATATTAGGTTATTTGTAACATTAATTAGATTCTGATATTCACCAGGCATCTTATTAAGGTCTTTTCGGACATCATTAATTGATCTTGTATAGCCGAAAATAGATTTCGTACCTGTTTTATACTGATCATTAATAGATATCATTACGGATTCCAAAGCCTTACTGTAATCACCATTCTTTTTGATGGCTTCGGTTGCTTTTTCTATAGGAATTCTTCCAGCTGAGAAATTGTCAAAAACAGCCTTACTAGATGAGGATAAACTATTATAAATAGGAGCTGCAGAAGTGATCATATCCGCAACATTTTTCAATGCTTCAGCTTCTTGCTTATAAAGCTTAGATATCTCATTCTGTTTTTCCTGTAAAATATATTTTTGTGCATACTGAGCATTTACTCCTCTTAATCGTTCTTCAATTTCTGATAGGGTTACTTTTTCCTTATCTAGACCATCAAGGAAGTAAGGGTTTAACTGAATTATTTGATTAATTATATCCTTTCTAGCATTCTCATCATTCCAGTTTTGACGAAGTTGAAGTCCAAGAACATTTAAAGCTTGTTGTTCTTTATCAATAGCAATAAGTGCTGCATCTGGAGTAAATGCCTTTAACATATTGGTTATTGAATTTGTAACCATTTTAATAGATCCTGATATTACACCGCTCCCGCTATCAATACCTTCTACAAAATTTGTCCAAGCATTATTCATTCTGGCTAATGCTGCTTGTGATGTGTCTATTTCTTCACCAAGACCAAGAAAATATTTTTTATCTAGCTGTTCAGCAAACTTAGGAAGAACGTTTTCAGCTAATACACCTCCTTTCTTCAATAATTCGTCCAATTGAGATGTAGTAATACCCATACCATCAGCAAATAATTTAAATGCTCCGGCCATTCTATCACCTAACTGCCCTCTTAACTCTTCTGCTTGAATTTTACCTTTGGACATCATTTGTCCTAAAGCTTTTAATATACCTTGTGTATCATCTGCAGAAACTCCTAACATAGAAGAAGCTCTTGTTACAGATTCAAATATATTCTGAGCTTTTTTACCTTCAAGAATGGTTCCTTGAGCTGCTGCTTGAAATTGTGTATACTGATTTGATAGACCTAATATTTCAACACCATATCTATTGGCAATACGTGTAAGAAATTCATTTTGTCTTCCTACTTCTTCTTGTGTTTTGAAAACTGCTAACTGAGATAAACGTAAAGTTTCAATCTTTTTTGATGTTTCAATTGCAGATTCACCCATTGAATAAATACCACTGGATATTCTTTGGAAAATATCAAAACTAAATAGTCCTGCAAAGTATGATGAAACTTGCTTTCCTATACTTTGATTTTTATTTACTCCACTTGGAGAAGAGCCATTTACTTGACTATTAATATTTTTAATAGCATTATTGTACTCTTTAGCTTTTTTAATTGCCTCATTGAAATCCCTAGTAGCATCTTTTATTTTTTGGTTATATTCCTGTTGTGAAATAGATCCGCTTTTAAGAGCTTGATTAAGCTGAAATACTTGCGCACCTGAATCTCTAGCTTTATCTCTATAATTTTTAGTTTGCTGAGATAGATTGAAATAAGCAGAAGCAGTATTTTTTGCTTGCTTTTCCCCTTGTGCCTTTGCCCTAGTTGCGGCTGCTTCTGCTGCTATTTCCTTTCTTGCAGCATCAGCATTTGCTCCACGTAGCTTTGCCTCCTGGATGAGTGCTCTATTCAATGCCTCTTCAGCTTTCATTTCCTGTATGGAAGCTTTTGAAACTTCGACCTGTGCTTTAGCTCTAGCCAATATTGCATTTGCTAACTTCTGTTCAGCTTCTGCAAGTCTTTTATTTGTTAATGCTAAATCATTTTGTGCTTTAGTAAGTTTATCTATAATATCTTTAGATTCTTTCGTAGCTTCATTATATTCTTTTGGCTTACCGGAATTAAAAGCGTTACCAGCCTTCTTAGCAACCTCAACAAGTTTATTGAAGTTGACAATTAAAGGATCTAATGCAGCATTGATTTTATTTAACTCATCAATCGTTTCCTGCCCCTGTACAATAGCTAACTTATCAGACATTATTACTTACGCTTATTTTGAATTTTTATTTGCTCATCAATTCTTTTACGAGCTTGCTTAACCTTAACACCAAATCTGTAAAGAGATATTTTTTCAATATCAATACTAGTTTCTAGAACTAGTTCTACATTGGTTATTATATCATTTATGTCTGTAGGCTCCGAGTTATCTTTGCTTTCAGTTTTTTTTATTTTAGCTTCAATAGAAGCAATATCATTTTCGAATTTTTCAATTCTGTCATATACAATTTTAATTTGCTCATCGATATCTAATGTGCGTTTGATTTGGATGTTATCAAATAACTTGTCCAAATGTTCTGATTTATGCGATTCACCTATAATATCCCATTGTATATTTAATCGCTTGATGGTATTTAAAAACTCTATAAGAGTATAAAGGATAGGTATTTCAAGTCTACATGCCTGTAACTTTCCATAATTTGAAAAGTCAATGCTTATATTATTAAGACTTACTATATATTCCTGAATGATTTCTTTGAAATGAGACTCTAGTTTCTTTTCATCTATACCATTTACCTCATCTCCGTCTTGGTAATCTCTTAATAGAAATAAAAAACTCCCAGTGGTCATGATTCTTTCATATCTGGATAAAGGCAAATCTTTACTATCTCTATAAATTTTCATAAGCACAAGGATGTTCTTTAACATTAAACCACTCTAAATTCCCATCTGGAGTCAAAAAATTTTGATTAATTGCTATTTTATTGGGGCTTTCTCCAGGTGGAACCAAGGCTATCCTTAATCCTCTGTCATCATCAAAAATGTGAAATATAAAGGACCTGCCATCTTTAGAATGCTCTTTGATCCTTTCACAGTCAGATTGCTCCAATGGTTTTGAACAATTACAAGCCATTATTTATCATGTATATTATTTTTTTGCTCAGATCTTTATTATTTTTTATCTGAACTTCTTTGATTTGTTTTTCTGGAAGTCCTAAAGGTTGCACTCCCTTTTTTTCAAATTGATTCTCTAACCATGTGTACTTAGGTCCTTTTAATAGGTTATGGAAATACACTTTTGTTGGCGAAATATCAACTACAATATTTTTATGGTAATTACCAGTTACCCTTAAATCCCAAAAACCTCTATTTCGGGGGTTTATTGACGTCTTGAAGTGCGCGTACTCGGGTTGACCATAAGGGGGCATATTTACCCCCCTACTGTCTTTCCCTTGCATAAGATTATTTATGTTTAACTGCACCAGATTAGCATCAACTAAAGAGTTTTGAACAAGAGTAGGAACTACATCCTTAACTCTTTCTATCCTTGCTTTCAGCTCAATTGGTGTAATAAGCATTATTAAACCTTCTTTTTATCCTGAGTTTTAGCAACAGGCCTATTAATAAATGGTTTCACCTTCTCTCTGATGAGTTTTTCCTCAACATCTGGAAGTAATTGTTTTATAGTTTCCACTGCTTCTTCGATAGAGTTGAAATTCTCAACTTGTTCGAATGTATGTGCTCCAAGTTGTAACTTCATGACTATAAAAATTAAGCAGTTACTATTTTAGTTACTGATTGTCCAGAATAGTAGTTACCATCCTTTACATAAATGTTATAGCCATTTTTAGCGGTTACAAATGATACTTTTGCACCAGCTGTCAAAGCAGTATGAGTTAAAGTATACTTTTTGTTGTTAGCATCATAAGCAACATTCGTTGGAGGCGTTCTAGTTCCATCAACATCAACGGCCCAGTTTGTAGGATCCGTAAGCCCAATTACGGGAGAGTCGGCACACAAAGCTGTAATTGTTAATACTGTAGTTGTAGCTGCAGCAACAAGCACAGGGGCTTCAATATTCAATCCTGCGATTGGTTGTATTTCAAGGAAACTAAATTCAGTAGGAGTAAATAATCCTGAAGCATTTTGCCAAGCTGTCATAGCAATTGGAGTAACATCAACCTGTAAAGTAGGACCAGATATGTCAGCAGTTAATGCAAGATCAAATACGTTTGTAAATAAATTCACATCGAATCCGGATACTTTTCCATTGCTCTTAACCCAGAATACAGCTGTACCGTCTTCAAGAATTGGAATAATAGCCCATTCTTTAGATTTGTGTAGTCTTTGAAGCTGATTCTGGAAACAGTTACCTTCATCGAATACAAAAACCCATCCTTTAACACCTCCAATCCTTTCTGATCTCTCTTTTTGAGTTGAAGTAGCAAAGTCAGCCTCCTGATTATTATTGTCAAGATTGTATGGCGTAATCATTCCAATAAATTTCTCTTCAGATATCAATGTATCTAATTCTGTTTTACCAAATGTAGAAGGATCAATTTCAACACCTCTTTTAATTAGTGCGAAACCTACCATTCTTTTATTGCCACAACGCAAACCTCCTAACAATGGTATTAAAAGCGCAGAAGCGCATGCATTTCTTTTTAACATTTTTATTTTATTTTTTTTATTAACAAACTTTTTGGTTAGTATCGAATACTACTTTGCTTTCTATTTTGAGAATTAGGTAAGGTTGTATATTATCAAACCGGTAATTGAAAGAATTGAATACGTCTCTGTAATCTGTAATTATTCTTACCGGATAGAATTTAAAGCAACTATTAAGTACTTTATAAATATCATTAATAACCTCAGCATCACTTCTGTGATTTATATCCTTGTAAACAGTTCTAAGATCCAGAATAAAAAAGGTATCAACTTTAGTTTCAAAACTTGTATTACTTACTCTTTTAAATTCATTTTCAGCCAGAAAAAAGAACTTATTTCCTTCAGATGTTATAAGGGTACCTGTATATTCATTATTTCCTTTATAGTGCTCTATTGATCTATATACACCATTATCGTCTTCTCTCTCTATTACATAACATCTGGGATAAGCATCTATATCATTTCCCCATTTCTGGCTCAATTTTTCGAATAAATTCTTTTGAGCTGTATGAATTATAGCATCAATGCCAATGGGGTTATCTTTAGTATATATTGCCATTTTAAATAGATGTTATTTCAACTTCTAAATCATCATTATTAAGGCTTAACTGAGTATCGAAAGTCTTGTGAATAATGTTCTTTGCTTCCTTTAGAGTATCAAAGTACCTTTTAGCAACTGTATTAGCTTCAATATTCTTTGTTTCGAACATCAATAGCTCTTTATCTAATTGACGGTTTTCGTTACGATTACTGCGATTATTAGAGTTATGCAAGAATGTTTGCAAGGCCATAAGTTCAAATGCTGCCTTGATGAAATTACCGAGGCTCATGAAATTGTAATCAATGTATCTATCACTGTCAAGTGATACTGATACATTAAATCCTAAGCCATTGCCATACTCATTATAACTCCATGTTGAACCTTCCGGAGTATTTCCGGTTCCGGTTGCTGTATAACAAACAAACCCATCATACTTTTGTACATCTATGTAACCGTTGTTAGTTAATACATATTGGCTATCTATTGCAAAAAACCATCTTCCGGGCCCGTTAAATGTGTATTCAAATTTTTCAAATTGAACCCTTCCATTTTGCGGATGAAGAATAAGAGTATCAACTAAAACACCTTGATTTATTACATACAATTCTACTGGTTGATCGGTTAAAGCCTGAAGCACGATCTCATTAAGAGTTATCTTAACATAGTCTGTACCTTTAGCCTCAAACACCCATGCAGCATAATCGTTTGGAAGCATAGTCTTATTTTGACCTACTTCATATAGAAACTGAGAGTTAACAAGTCTTTTAGTTAGTCTCAAATCGGTCAAAACCTTTTCTTTTACTTTATCAATAAAGGATTTCAGTAATAGACTTTCTTTATTTGTTTTAAGCCAATTCGATATTGTTCCAGGTTCTATTCCAATAGTATCGTCTTTGATACACTGGTAAATATCACCATTGAAAAGAACTATATCCTGTCTATCTTTAGATTTAGAAAAATTATTGTAAGTAGTATCTGGTTTATATGAGCTTAATTGTAAGTCAATAAATGGCAGAAAATGCAGAAGATTATCCATTGTTAAAGATGGATGTACTCCACTATTAAGCGCAATACCTTTAGATGAGTTAGTTTTTAACTCACTATCCAAAATAACATTTGAAGTAAAATCTTCTACAAATCCTAAAACCATTTTATGAAATTTATGCTGTTAAACCTGTAACTTTAATGATATCGTTAGTTCTTGTAGCCAGATCACTATTGTATCTGTAAACTACATAGAATCTATGCCAGATCGCCATTTCTTGGAAATGTGTCATGATAAGGTTTGAATCTTCCGTTGGAGCACCTACTCCTACTAATGAAGTAGCTTTTGTAGCTTGATTATCAGTGTAGATATTTGCTCTCATTCTAGTGAACGGTAATTCAATATCTGAAACGGACCATTTTTTACCAGCGAATTCAGTTCTATTTCTGAAATCAAAAGGATAGTTTTCAAAAATTCCAATAGCACCATCGCGAACAAAATAACCATTAAACACATTTCCTGCCGGTGCAATGTTTCCAGACTCATGAAGTCTTTCCATTGTTGGGAAATTAAGTGCTTGTAGGTTCTTTTCGTTAGAAAGTCCATATTTGGCCATCTCAGATTTCTGAACTGACAAACCAGCTCTTGAAGTAACAATTGAATATTGTCCGCCAATCTCATTAGCTGCCATAAGTGCCTCTAAATTGAAGAACATAGTTTCTTTTTGAGCTGCTTTACTTACCTCTAGTGCTTTAGTTGTAGCATTGTATGCGAATGTTCCATCTCCTTGGGAAACCTGATCTGTATAACCCAATAATTGAGTTTTACGGCCATCCATAACTGTAAGAAGAATCTGCTCAATCTTATTACCCATAGCATAAGAAACATTCTTCATCTTTTCTTTAAGAGCATAATCTGAATCTACAGTATTATTGCCATAAAGAGCCGGATGATGTCTAAATCCAGAAAATACATCATATGCTACATAGTAGTATTGTGCTGTTTCTTCTTGGTTAATTGGAATGTTTGTAAATCCAGGAGTTGTTACTACAGAAACTTGTTGATCTTTAATGATCGGGATCTGAACATTTCTTAATGATGATGTTTCAGCCAGTTTAGCTTTTGCGGTTGGTGAAACATAGTCTGCATATTTGGTTGAATCTTTAACAAGATCTAAAACACCTAGCTCCGCAAAACGCTTTTCGTTCTTTGTGTTTGTGTCCTGAAAGTCCAACCACATGGTTGCATCTAAATTCATTTTGTTGATTTTTTAATTAATAATTTATTTTAAACACGTTTGCGGTCCTTCGCTATATTTTTTTTAGGCGGGCTTAGCCTCCATTATTTTTTTGTTGTATTCAGCAAACTTTGCAGCGTATTCTGAAGATGTTTCTGAAATGCCTTCTTTTGCTAATTGTTCTTTAATTGCCTTAGCTCTCTCTGAAGTATTTTTCAATGCTTCTTCTGATACTTTGAATGGCAGATCTTTAATATCTAAAGATGATTTAGCTCCAGTTCCTGCAGGTTTATTTTCAAGTAGTGCTGAAATAACAGGATCCTTTGCAACCAATTCAGAAAGCTTTAGCTGTTTATACTGATTTTCCTTGTCAATTGCGAGTACTTCCCCATCTACTAACTCCAGATTATATTTTTCTAGAATTCCTTTCTGAAACTCGCTCCATTTAGCTTTTGCTTCATAAGTGTTTACGGAGTCCGGAAAGTTTGGTTTAACATTTGAAAAAGCAACCTCTATCTTTAATGAAGAAAGATTTTTACTAGCATCTTCGTACTTATCAGCTTTTTCCTTCAATTGGTCATAATCAGCATACTTTTTAAGAGCATCGTCAAGCTTTGTTTTAGCAGCTTGAAGTTCTTGTTTAGTTGTTTCATCACCTTTGAAATTCTTTAGCTTTTCTTCGTAGTCAGATTTAAGCTTATCAACTTCTGATTTCTTACTAGTTAAAGCTTTTTCGGAAAGTCTATTGAAATAATCTCCAAACTTTTCACCCTTAGTACGCTCTTCATTTATTCCAGATTTCTCCATGAAATATTTTGCTGCACCTGAAAGAATATTTTCAGCATTTTCATTAGCCTTTTTATCCCATTCTTTTTGTTGAGTTGACACATAATCGCTAAACTTAGGATTAAGAGCTGCTACTTGTTCTGGGGTTAGATTTGCTTCTTTTGCTAAATCTTCTGTTATAAAGTCCATAGTCTTTTATAGATTTGAGGGTTTATTATTGTTTTTCGTTGATCTTTTCAGTAAGTTCATCCAATGTCAAAGTATCATCTGCCTTTTCTCCGAATAGCTTTTCGTATTCTTCTCTAGCATCTGATAGTAGCTTCTCATCAATTTTAGCATTATACTGCTCCACTGTCCATAGTGGACCGCCTTTTTTACCAAATAGCTTTTCATATTGTTCCTTAGCTGTATTTAAGACTTCAATATCTACAGGTGTTTCTGGTACTTTAGTAGTTACAACCTGTTCTACTTTTGTACCTCCTGCCATAATTTGCTCTAGCTTTTCTTCAAGCTCTTTTATTTTCTTCTGATCAGGTGTTAATTCAGCTTCTGGAGCCTTGAAATAAGAATCTACCTCATCTTGGAGTAACACTATTTCTTTTTCATTTAGCTCTTCGTATCTCTCTAAACTTTCAACAGGAATATCCTTGTTAGGTTTTTCCAGATCAAACGCTTTTTCTACAGTAGCTTTTGAAATCCCATTAAGAACTCTGTTATCAAAAAATCTATCCCATTCGTTTGAACCATAGATTAATTGAACAGGAGCATTCTTACTAATTAACTTTTGTTTTTCGTCATATAAGACCTTGCCGTAAAACACAAGAAGGTGAACGGCTAACTTAGTTCTGTTCATTTTGTATAATTGTTTTTATTAAACTATTGATGAGTAAAAGCCTTCCGTTATCATCCATGTTTTCCAGGCTTTGAAAGAATACACCGATATCTCCATATTGAGACTCAAATTTGGCTATCCAATAATCGAAGCGAGTTTGCAGCTTGAATGTTGTATCATCGATAAGGTTAGCACGTGTCTGAGCTTTATCAAAATCTAAATCACTGGCAAATGGTAAAATCTTGTATAAGATTTTTTCCCTATTGGCTTTGTTTGTATTGTATTTGTTCCGGTTTTGGCTTAGCCTTAAAAGAATATTTCTCCGTTCAATAGCATTTGGAGCCTTAGCAAAATCAGAAAACAACTTATCCTGAGATTCTAAGAAGAAATCAGTACCAAAGAATACATCTACAGAAATATTGTCTTTTCCATAGATCAATGCCAACGTTGTGAAATCAGATCTTTTCTTAATCCGGGTAAGTTCATCAGACATCCATCTAAGCTTGTCTTTTTTATTATCCAGAGACTTACTTACCTGCTTTTCATTAACAGCTTGTACAGTTTGCTCCTGGTAATCTCCAAGTATTGAAGTAATGATATTGTTTTGCAATTCGTTTATACGATCATTAAGATAGGTTAAAGCCTCTATTGGTATATAGTGAAACTGGAAATAAGATTTAACAACTTCCATATCTATTTTACCTGTTGTATCTCTAGGTACTGAAACATTAACAATAGTTCCGGCTTGTAATTCACTATCTGAAGTTGAAGGTGGTGTATCTATACTTGCCTTTTGTGCCCCAATTGATAAAGCAGACATCGGTTCCTGATCTGAAATAGTATTTTGTAACTTGTTAGGTGTTTTACTATCTGTAGTTTTAAGCTTTGTAGTAATGGGAATAGCCCCGTTCGGCTCAGTCATTCGCTGTAGAGTCTTCAAGAAAACATATTCTTCAAGATCTACCTTTACATAAGAAAACAATGATTTTTTTATGATATCATTGTCAGAAAACATATTCTCAGAAGAAACCCAATCAGCCGGGCAATACCCTAAATCATGTGGTACCTCTAAAACAACATTGAAATTATCTCTGGTTAGGAAAACATATCTTTGGTTATCTATATAAGAATAACCATTTAGCCCATTAAGAGAAGAAGCATAAGCAATTCTTTGTATCTTCCCTTTCTTACTATCTACTGCAATAACACATTGGATAGATACTATTTCACGGTGATCTTTGTTCACCTCATCAATGTCACTTACTACAACATCATTATGACGAAATAGAATTGAATCGAACAAAGCTTTGTCAAAGTAGTCCGTATGAAGCTCTTCCGGATTAGATATATCTTTTCCTTTTATTGAATATTTAAAATAAGAATCTTCAGCGTGAAATACACGTTGAAGTTGTGGTTTTACCTCATCATTTATGAGTTTGGCAGAAGCTAATGGGTTCCTTAAGTATTTAAAAAATGAAAGAAAGTTGCTTACTTTAAAAGCGGATTTAACCCAATTTAAAAACTTATCATTATTAGCATAATGTCTGCTTGCCCACTCTTTTAGATAAGTAAGTGTTATATCCTCTTGGAGCTTTGATTGTGTAAAGAAAGACAAATCCACCTCCTGCATTTGAGCTTGGGAGATGTAATAAGAGTTCTTGCGTTCTTTTACGAACTTTATAATCTCTTCTATGTGAAAATGTCCGTCATCGTGGTATTAGGTTAAATATCAATACAAATATAATAAAAATATGTTTCATATTATGAAACTTTTTATTTATGAAAATAAATGTTCTTTTGCTTTCCGCTTCATGTTCTTTGAAACGGAATTGTTTGAGTCGATTAAATTCCAGTTGTGGCAATTGTGGCATTTAACGTTAAGTAAACCACTTTTAAAGTCTACCTCCAATTTAGAAATAGCTTTCATATTACCAAATGAAGGTCCGTCTTTAGTTAGTACTCCAATCTCTTTATCACAGCACTTACAAATAATTTTAGTTAGTTCCATTCTGTTTCTATTTCTCCCATTGAATTCCAAGCCATGTGGCCGTACCTTGCTGAATCCCACATATGATTATATTTATCAATGGGCTGATTAATTAAAATACCGTTTATTTCCATGAACTTATAGTTCTCTTGTTCTTTCTTAGCATATTTGTAAAGATGATTCCTAACAATATTAATTCTCTTCTTTTTCATAGAAAGTATCCAGTACATTACTGATCTATTCTTAACTACCTTTTGAGCACTCCATCCATATTCCTGTAGATCCTGGACCATTTGAATAGTACCCTTGTCTTCTGTAACTCTTTTATCTGATGAATCACATATTATTGGCACTTCATATTCTACACCTAGTTGCTGAAATTTAGTATCAAGAAGATCAGGAGTTTCTATAGGTTCATAAATTAAAGGCTCAATGAAGATATCAGTTTCAGTTTCTGCGTATTTCCCAAACGCATTCGGATCCGAAGTAAATCCAAAGTCATTAACATAAATATATCCCATATCCGGAAACTTATCTATAAAGCGAACATTCTGGAAAATAACGCCTTTCATAGCACCTCTAAGTCCTAAGCCATAAACCTTCCACATAAATTCATCTGCTGTTACTCCTGTATTAACTGGATGCGATGGAGGCTGATTTTCTTCTGTAACTGGCAGATCATTATAAAATATTCCGTCTTCTGTTACTTCATAGCTGCCAGGTAACCAAGGTTCATATCCTAATATCTCATTAAGCTCTGTAGGTGATATAAATTTATTATCTCGGAATGTTGTCCGAAGAAAAGCAACGTTACTACGAGTTATAACACTATCAAATACCCAGTGATCTGTAAAAGATGGGTTATAATCCATCCACCAGAAAATACGGCACCTCATCACTACCTGATTGAATACCGTCTTTTTTATCATCATCGCCTCGTTAAAAAAGGCATAATCACAACCTCCACCATGTTTACCATCTCCTAAGAAGTGAATAGTTGTGTTAAATATTTTGAAACTGTGAACTTCTTTTGCGTTATGAAACGGATTCGGAAGATCAAACAAATCTAATATCCTTTTGAAATCATCGTACAAGGTTGTTTTGAATTCATTGTACGTTTCCCGGTAGATGTTTATAGAACATCCGGACTTCTTATGTTTAATTGTAGCCAGATAAATAATGAAGTATATTCCGGACCACGTTTTAGTTGATCTGGAAGAACCTTCTAACGCTACACCAATATAACCAGATTCTAATACAGGCCTTCCCTGTTCATCTATACCCCACTTTTGAGAATTTAAGGCTTCATATAGCTGTTTATAGTTTGGTGAAGTATCAGGCGTAATGTGATCAAGCGTGTAAAAAAGATTCTCTACTTGATCTTCATGCAATAACTTTTCAAGTTCTAATATTTCACTATCAGTTAAGCCCATTCATTTTAGCCTTTAAAGCAGCAATACGTTCAGCTCTTTCTTCTGGTGACATCTTAGTTTCAACCTCAACCTCTTTTTTGTCTACAAGCCCTAAATCCCTTGCAATAATGTTTGGATTAAAGAACCCTGCAGCAGCTCCTTCGAACTTCTGAACATAAATAATTTCTCGTATACGTGTAATGATTTCGGAAAATCCTTTCGATAAATCGTCACTTTTTCCTTTAAGTGAATCCTCGAAGTCATACAAGTATTTAGTGTTCACACCTAGGTAAATACATAGCCCTTGTATAGTGAAAGGCTTTAACTTATTTTCTGTTCCTTCTAATATAGCTCCTTGTGAACTGAATAACTTTTGTTCCTTTAAAGGATTATTATGTATGTGTTCGAAATATTCACACGCAGCTTCCCATAATAAATTAGGAGTTGAAAATAGTTTATCCCTACCATGCTTTGAGCACAGCTTCCAGAATTCATTTCCTATTCTCTTATCCCCCGGCTTCGCCTTGGGTCTTGTTTCCTTAGTAGTTGCTTTACTCCTACCTCTTGTAGTCTTCTTTTCCATTACATAGTCTTTTATATAACCTCATCGCTTTAATTAAAAACCGACCAGCATTTATACCGGCCGGTCAAAAACTAATAACCATGAAAAACTCATTACTGAAAATCTTAAGGGAGACAGGAATCGAACCTGTACGATATGAGAGGTCAACTTAATACTCCTCTGTGTTCCCCCGATACACGTTATAAAGGGGCATATCTATCAGTAAAAGATTAGCGTCTACCAATTCCGCCACTCCCTTGTTTGCCCGTCTTTCCGGGCTGCCATATATTAATATTTTAACCAATTGCTATTTTTGCTTAACAGATAAAGCATTTGCTTCGTTTGGTTGATTTTGCTTAAAATCTGTTTATTCTACGTTCTAATACATCTACATAGGTAGCCATAGCATCAAGCTGAATTTTCATATCCACTTGTTCTTCTTCAGGCAATGTTAAGTATGTTGGATTTTCCATAATGAAATCCCATAATTTAGAATGTCTTTCCTTTAGTTCTTTGTGCTCTTCAACTACTCTTTGTTGGTGAGGTTGCAAATTGTCTTTTTTCATAGTAAATGGATTTTTAAATAGAAAAAGCGCATAAACAACTACTCTGATTGGGGAAAATTTATTTTTATAGATAGATTGAAGTTTTAGACCAATCCCCTTTCGTATGCGCTTTGAATCAAATGATTAACTGTATACAAATATAACAAAACGTTTCATAATATGAAACATAATTAACAATAAATTATTATTAATCTATTTGCCTATATTTACACCGATTTTAATTGTATTAAACAGTTAGGATTAATTTGACAAAAGTAGCCCTCTTTCGAGGGCTTTTTAATTTAAAGGTCTTCTTCAATGATTATCCTTTCTAACTTGTCTACCTCATCAACAACCTTTTGAAGGTCTTCTCTGGTCATTACTGGTAGCTTATACTCTTTTTGAAGGATGTCGTTAATTATAGTTAATCTATAAGTAACCTTCTTTTTGCCAAACGGAGATTTCGTTCTTTTAATTGCCAATCTCCTGTTCTTGTCGATCCAAACTGTTGTTTCAACATCTTGATAGCCTTTTTTTGCCATTTCTTTTGATTTTAATTGTTAAACATTTAATTAATTTGACATTACAAATGTATAACATTTTGTTATCAAATACAATATATATTAAAACATTTTACATATTCAATGATAATTTAAAATTAATATAAATAATAACATTTTGTTATATAATTTAAATTTATACAGAATTAAGTGTTATATTTGCGTTATGAGTACAAGAGTAAAAGATGTCGCCGACAGAAAAGGCATTACTTATGGAGATATTGCCAAACAAATGAATGTTTCTAGGCAATCAGTCACCAATTGGACTACTGGACAGCGAAAAATGAAATTAGATGATTTGCAAGAAATAGCTCGCATACTAAAATGTGAGACTGCTGAACTTTTACCAGTTGGAGAAGGTTTTGATCATTTTTATAATGAACGTGGAGAATGGTTAGGTATTAGAAAGAAATAAGGGGCTTAATTGCCCCTTTTAATTTTATTCATTTTTAAGTTTTTCATGAATGTGATCAAAAGTTGTTTCATAACTTATTCCTCCATTATGCTCATTATAAGAAATAAAATATCCCTTACTATACAAATGTTTAATTGCTTCCTCCGGATATTTTAAATATGGAAATAACTCTCTAAGATTTTCATACATCAAAAATCCACTTTTATTAATAGCAAAATAATGTAATAATTGTGCTAATACTTTACCTTCAATAATCTCCTTCATTTTATTATTAAATTAATATATCTCTAATATAACGATAATAATTTGATAATAAAATTATTTCTTTATTTTTTTTTAAAAAAAATTAAATATATCATCCCACCAGGCGATTGCGATTATTATTCCGATTACAAAAAGGAGGATTATAAACGCAAGTTCCAGCTTTTCATCCCATGTCATGTTTTTGAATATTTTCATGTTCTAAATTTATTTTGTTGTTTCCGGATCTCCTTGCGGGTTTCCGTATTTTGAAATTTCTTCATAATGCTTTTGTTGATCTGGTAGAATATTCCAATACCAAAGATTATCTTCAAAGTGGTTTTCACTTGCTACAATAGCTCCTGTTAATACTGACAGGAAGTAGTGAATATTATCATCAAGGTAAGTATCACCTTCTTCCTGCTTTGTATGAGCTGCACAAAGTATTTCGCCTGTCTTTCTAATTCGTAGTGCCATTGTTTCCCTATTTCTCGTTGTAAATCTCCACAGCCTTTTTAATTGCTGCTTCGGTGGCTTCATATTTTTACTTTATCCATCCAGTTTAATATCCAGTTGAATTTATTACTATAGCCCCAACGCCCTGTAATTATAAATGTAAGTGGCAGGAATAAGAATAGAATAATCCATACTATTGGAAGAAATATTATTGATAAACGCAACCAAACATTACTAGTTTCCTTCTTTTCTTTATAAAATTTAAAAGGCGAAAACCTGACAATTTCGTCATTATATATTTTACTCTTTTGGTAGCTGGTTAATTCTGGAATACTATCTTTCAGCCAGTTTTCAACTTCTATATCACTTGCTTTTTGGATATTTCTAAGATTCATCATATTTTATTAAATATTTCTATTGCTTTATCTATTGCTTTTTGAATAGCTTCTTGACGGGTATCCATATATTCACTGAACCAATTATCAGGTGTATCGATTCCAGAAAAAAACCAATTGTCTAAAACTCGTACTTCAATTCTAATACCTTCATAATCTAACCAATCTAATACCATTGCATTTTGGCATACTTTATTTAGATCGTCGAATTCAATTTCTGCATTTCTAGGCTCCATGTAAACCTCCATCTGTTCAGATTTACATTCCATCCATAACCGGAACGCCTCTTTTGCTTTTCCTTCCATTTTTGCTTTCTCTTTAGCTTCCATATATCTGTTTTGCGGTTTCGGTTAGGGTTGTGTTTCTGTATAAATCATAAATCCAGTACATTTATTTTTTCCTTCTATAGAATATTCTGTATTGTCTGGATCGTCTAATTTTACATTATTAAACATTTCGTCTAACTCTTCGTTATATTCTTCAGGAATAATCCATAAACATTGATTATGGTGACTTGTAAGAGTTCCATCAGATTCCCTAATTAAAAAAAGATCTGTACCTGCTACTCCTGCTCCTTTACGAACCTGTACCAGTCTACCAATTGATTGCCTTAATGTTCCCATCTGAATACCAGTTAGCACATATTTCATTTTGTCTTCTTCTTTTATAGGAAAGGCTAACGATCTTAACTGACCATTCATATATTTATCTAAGTTATTTTCCATTGTCTACTTCGTTTAAGTTAATAGCTAAGCCACGACCGATTAAGTCTTGGAAATCAATATGCCATTCACAAAGCTTCTGAAAAAGATCATACTGGTTCTTTGTGGCAAGATTTCTTGTCCTGAATAAATTTTCATCCAAAACAGAAACAACAAAACTTTTGTTATCAACATCATATTTTAATGTTATATAAGCTTCTTTTTTATCAGCTTTGTAAGCTGTAATAATTTCAATATCACTATGAATATGAAAAGCATCTATTCTTTCAAAGGCTATTTGTGCAAGTTTTTCCATCGGCACAAACTTCTCTCCGTTGTGTGTTATTTCCTTTGTCAAATCTGACATTGGACGGAGAAGGGGAATGAATTTCATTATACTACCATCTTCATCTTCCATAAAGTCTGTTATTGCTAAATTAGAATCAGAGAATTTTAAGCTTATAAATCCATCAGATCTTATATCAATTGTTCGTAAGCGATAATTATTTTGTGTTGTTTTATTCTTAAAAATTAAGTCATATTGAAAATAAGGAGCGATATCCTTTAGTTCTAGTTTATCCATTTTAATTTCTTTATTTAGTTCTTCAAAAATCTGAACCATTGATTTCTTTTCTTTGAAGGATGATTTTAGACGGTTTGATAGGCTATCCATTGTCTTTTACTTTGTTGATTAGTTGTTCGGCATCGGTTAATGCCTTTAAAAAATTATCAGGGTATTGAAGCTTATCAGACATTACTAATCTTAATTCATGCTTAAAACGCATTATTTCTGATAAGGCTGAAAGCATCTCTTCTGAGTGGTCGGGGACAGGCTCTAACCAATATTTTGCGTTTATAAATGCTTCGATAAACTTCTCACCATTGAAATATCCTATTTGATTACCACTAGCGGAATTAATAATAAAGTAAAATCCTGCTTTATCCGGCAGTCTCTCACTTACCTGGACTTTTACATATTTTGTTTTCATAGTCTTCTAACAATATCTAATTTGGTTTTAAAAGGAATTTCTTTCTGTCTTACTGTTATCCAGTGCTTATACCAAGTGAATATAAAGGCGAAATAATCAAATAGGGCTTTCAATCCGCCATAAATAAAGAGTGGAATAGCTACTATAGGGAAGAGTAAAATCCACGGGATGACTCTTTTTTTAACGTAGTATCTATGTTCTTCATATTCTTCGTCATCATCTTCATCTTTTTCTACATAGAGTACATAGTGAGGTTTATACCAGATATAGCACCAAAGGGAAATAATCCAAAGTTTTATTCTGTACTTCTTCATAATTAAAATATTGGTGGTTTTGGGGTTTCTATTGGCTGGTAGTGGGAAACTACTTCTAACCAATTTTTCTTTAAAGCTTCTTCAAATACTATAATACATGGTTCTGATCTGAAAATGTCAATTGCAAAATAATGTCCCGGCTCCTTAGGCAAATCCTCTTCGCTTTCGATTCTTGTCCAGCCTCGGTTATTGTAAATTCCAGCAAGTTGTTCAGGTTGATAATATTCACCTAATACATCTACCATTCTAAGTGAATCATAGAACTCCTCAGATAACCTTTGCATATTTTGTTTTATTATCTTAACAGGAATTCTACCATTCTCATCGATATTCTCTTTTAGTAAATCGTAATGCTCCCTGTAGGCAGCCTTTATTGCTTCGTTCTTAGTCATGATTCTTTGTTTTTAAGTTTTACCCAGCCGTATTCTACAAGCTTTTCAACACTTAATCCCATCCAAGGCAATGCGTAACCTTTGGAACGGAGATAGTCAATAATCATTGAAATTCTAAATGTGTCATATTGGACTACTTTGCCATCCTCGTCTTTTGAATATACTTCGAATTCTTTAGGATATATAAAAAGTGTAGTTGTCTCCAATGGGTTACTGTTGTATGCTGAAAACATTACCTTTTTATACCCATCATGCTTAATTCTTAAGCCATTTCCAATAATAAAATCACATATTTTCGCAACCTCTATAAAATCCTCATCCGTAATATCTTCTAAAGATTTTAGTTCTAAATACCCATTAATTATTAAGTGTCCTATCCAAAATACATCTCTGTCAATTACCTGTAATGATGTCTGCTCAGGTAAATAACTTCTTTTTACATTTTGTCCGTAGTATTGGGCAAAAAACTTTGCTTTATTTTCTAGTGTGTTTTCCATTACTGTAGTGTTTTATCGGTTACCATTAATTGAGGATATTTTTCAGAAATAATCTTTTTCAATTCGGATGTCATTTTGCTTTTCCATGTATGCCACTCAATTACATTGTGTTCGGATATGCCTTGCAGATAGTAATGATTAGCAGGTGATCTATGCGGAGCTTCGCCACTTGTCATACCATACTCCATAAAAAGCTTCCATAAATAGTCATACTCTAAATCAGAAAGATTATATTTATTTTTAAGTTGTTCTCTCTTCCGTAAGTGTATTGTTGCTTTAGATTCGCTCATAGTAGTGTTATTTTTTAAGTTTATCATTTATAATTGCCACCTCATTTAACAGAAATAGCAGAATAGCTGTTATTGCCGAACGTGATATTATTTCCTGTTTTATTCCCCAGAACGTTAGAATAAGGCTGAAAACAATAATGCTTGTTATGTATATGTAGAATCTTTTCATAACATTACTATATTAGATTGATTAGTTATTGATTCTTTGCCTACAATTATTCGTGATACCAAAGCACTACCAGAAAAACGTTTAGTGACACCTAGCACTTTTTTGGTTTTAGCTTCCTCCGCGGCCTTCTCCAAAGAAGCCTGAGCTACTTCGCGGGCGTAGTCCTGTATCATTTCTAAGAACATTTTGCGTTCACCTATTGTAAGTGTTAAGCGATGAAATGATGATGTTTCTTTATTATAATCCGAAATAGTTGTATCGAATATCTCTTCCAGTCTTTTCATGTCTTATTTGTTTGGGGTTAAACTTTCGTGGATGTTGCCGATTACTTCAAGTCCCCATGTATTATTTGTATTTCTCAGTGGCTCTGTTTTACCTACTGCATAATAATTTGATTTATGTCCATATTCTAAAATTTCCCACATAAAACAACCTTCTTTGAAAATTACTTTCGCTTTATGCCTTTTCATTTTATCATCATCCCAGTTTGAAAACTTTTGAAATAAGATAATATCACCTTCAAATATTCTATCACCATTTAGATCTAAAAGTCCAGTAAATTGCCCTATAGTATTCGAATCAATATCAAAGCTATCTTGCATAACACTCCATTCTGAACCTTCTTTATAAATGTTGCATTCAGTAGGATCACACCATAGGTAACCATAAATAAACTGCCCATCATCTAACCTTTTACCTCGGAATAATATTTGTCTTTTCATATTTTAATTTAATTTAAAAAGCAGGAAAGGATTCGAACCTTTACACAGAACCGTTATCGGGTTTTACTGTTTTTGACACTTGATTCAGGGTTTCTATACCAATGCCTAAACATTATCACTGTCGCCTTTTAGCGTCTACCAATTCCGCCACCTGCTTGTTTTTGAAGATTAAAACCCCGGCATTGCTAGGACTCCGCCTGGGATGCAAATTTTAAATTATTGAGTTATGTATTGCTTGTTTTGTTCTGCTTGCTGCTTCATGTGGAAATTGTGAGCATCTCTTATTTCTTGATTTTCTTTTGCCCTGATATAAGCATCTACAGCCGGATCTCTTGTAACATTTGGCAAAATGAATACGAAGAATGCTATTAATAAAGCCACGCCTGCACCTAATAAGACTGCTAATACTGTATCTGCTTGTTGTTCTTGTTTTGTTTGGATTGAAGTGTTCATAATGTTGAAGTTTTAATATTGTATTTAATTTTGAGCCTTTTTATAACTTGCTCAGGTTAGTTGATTTTATTGTCTGTTTAAATATTTCTTTGCTAGAGATTCTGCATCGTAAAGTCTTGCCCAAAGTGTTGTAGTAATCATCATCTTTTTTCCATCTTTTTCTACAACCGGCTTGAAGAATGTTCTTTTTGTACCGTCTTTCTGAACTTTAAGTATTTCTACTACTTCACCTGTTTTAGGATTTGTTATTTTGCTTACTACGTTTAGAGTTGTGAAAGTTTTCATATTGTTTCTTTTTGTTGATACAAATATATAACATTTGTAATATATTAACCAAATAAAATATATACTTTTTGTTATTTATTTTTATTCTATATTTGCATTATGGATTTAAAAGAGTTTTTAGAGAACAACCCAATTATAAATATGTCTCAGTTAGCTAAAGAAATGTGGCCTACAAATAAGTCTGCACGGATAAAGCTATTTAATAAACTACATGAGAAAGAAGCAGGTTCCGGAAAACAGCGTATTACTGAAAAGGATATTGAAGATGCTAAAACTGTTTTAAAAAAACTATCAGACGATATCAACAAGCTTTAGTCCTTTTCTTTTCTAATTCCCTTCTAAAATCACTATCTCCAGCCGATGCATACCGTACCGGCTTATTTTTATTTACCTCTTTAGCCAGCGCTAAAACTTCTTTAGCTTTCTGGTTTTGCTGCTTCTTGGTTAGGTTTCCGGATCCGTCGGTTAGATCCTCATGTTTTGATTTTCTTTTTTGTATTGCCATTACTATTTAATTTCTGATTGTGGAACATTTCTATTAGGCTTTCTGGGTTTCATATCCCATTCATAATCTAATTCGTAGTTGTGGGAATTCCCTTCTAAATCATATTTATCATAGCTAAATGATAGTTTAGCAAAGGTTCTCATACCCTCTTCGACATCTTCATTTACTTTATGGATATTAAACTGGTCCAATCTTAGAATAGTAGAATCTGGATATCTAATTTCATTTTCCGGTAGAGCCTGAATTTCCATTTCCTTTAATGAAACCTTATCGTCTAAAGTCAAGTCAAATTGAGAATAATTAAATACAGTCGGATTTTTATCACTCCAGATATAATTTATATCATCAGTTAGAAAACCATCAGAGTGGTAACCTGGACGGTTAAAAAGTTTTGACTTACTCTGATATTGTCTTTTCACAGTCAAATACATATAAGAATCAAGAAAACGATACCTTCCGTATTTATTTTTAAAGTCACTCATACAGTGAACGATAAAAGGAACAAACACACCCAATCTAGGCTCAACATTAAACACCTTTTGATCTTTTAATTTTATAGGCAAATATTGATAAAACATCATTTCCTTTGCTACAATATCTAATTGCCTTACTATTGTTGGTAATTCTCCGTAATTCATGATGATTATTTTAAAACAGGTATATAATCTATTAAGACTTGTGTATAATCAACTCCTTTATCTTTCAGCTTTCTATTTAAAGCCATAAGACTGGTAATTTCATTGGCTGGTAAATCCAAGAGCTCATCGTATGCTTTAGCTGTTAAGTTGTAAACATCAAGAACATCATGCTTACTACCTTCATCAGACTCTATAATGCCATAAGTCTCAAACTTTCCTCGATGCTCTTTAGTCATTTTTTCCAGTTCAGAAAGCAGATCGTTAACTGCCTTTTTAAGCTGTCTTTTAGGATTATTGGTTTCTTTCAGTAAATCTATTTTTGGAATAAGAGACTGAGCGATAAAGCCTATTTCGTTGTAGGCGTTGTTTGCCATTTTCTGTTTGTTTTGGTGCGTTATGATTATATTGTTCATTTTGCTTTTTCTTGTATTGTTTTTTAAACCAGCTGTATACAAGGTCGTTTTTGACCTGGGTAATAGCCATTGACTTTAACCTTTCAAAACTGAATCTCATATCTTCCAGTATTTTTTCGGATTCTGTTTCAAAATATTCTGAAAACTGTTTTAATTCGTAAGAGTTGAAAAAGGCTGATTTAACTTTCATTTTCTCAAACCTCATCACTTCTTTCATTTTCTTTTGAAGTACGATTTTTTGAGCATTTTCGTTTGCTAAATAGCATTTCAAACCTCCTTTGCGTATTACAAAATCATAAAACAGAAAAGAATGTCCGCAAGGCCTGTCATTTTTAACAGCTTCACCCAATTCATGTAATAACTTTTTCCGGTTTTCTTTGACCTCTTCCGGGCTGATCTGTTTTTCTGGATTAAGAAGCAATTTCAGATTCTTGATTCCATTAGTATGAAGACTGTTTTCAGCTTTATAGTTGAGGTAAGCATTTAAAATTTCTCCGGCCTGAATAATGGAAAGATTTGGATAAACCTGCATAATATTTCCGCTGGTATCTAAAAGTTTTTTATCTACACCCATTCGGTAAGCCTCAATAACTTCTTCAGCTGTCAACTGATATCTCCGGATATAGGAGCCAAATTCTGCCATTGCCAACTCCTGAGGACTTAAAACATTTTCATCTGAATCTGCAGGTTTAGGATCGAACTTCATTTGCAGCATACTAACCAAACGCTTTGTTAATTTTTCACGCTCAGAAGATCCATGCTCTTTATCATTCAATTTTGGATAGAAAACTTCCCGCTTAACGATATCAGGTAAATTCTGTATATCTTGCACCTCCAAGAATCTCTGTTGTCCCTGAAACCTTATCATTACCGTTTCGGACGTTGCTAGATCCTGAGCCTGTTTTTTGATTATTTCCATCTTTATTTCGTTTTGCTTCCCATGTCCTGACAGCTGCCTGCCAGTCTTTCATTTTGTTTTTTCCAATCATCCAGCCTTTGGACTGGTAAAATGTTACAAACTCATACCCAGAAATCCCATTAGACCTTTCATTACAATATGCCTGAACCTCTTGAACACTCGGCGGGCGGAAAACCTTTTTTGGCGCAACTTTTTTGGAAAGGTCCGGATCTGAATTTTTATCTGGTTCCAAAATATTATCCTCACCAGGAAAAAGCTCATCTCCCTCTTTTGATTCTTTTCCTAAAAGAATATTATCTTCTTTACTTTCTTTTACTTCTTTAAGTTCTTTATATTGGTTTGCCTGTGGTTTGTCACTGGTTTGCGTCTGGTTTGTTTGTGGTTCTATTTGCGGTTTGTCTGTGGTTTGCGTATCGTTGTAAATACTGTATTTTACTAAAGAAATTATGGTTTGTCCTCCGGTTTGTCTCTGGTTTATCATCTTCATTTGTGCAAGTGTTTTTAGAAAGTTTGAAACCTTGGTACTACCCCAGCTCCATCTCAATTCTAAATATCTTCTACTTGCAGGAATTTCACCCCTTTGCAACTCAATCACTTTTCCGTTTATTACTTCGGTCGATGCTTCAAATCGTGCTAACTGAATTAAATCAATCCACGCTTCAGCCTTCGAAAACTCACGTGCTTCGTTCCATAAGAAGTTTTTGAAAATCCCTCTATCTAATTTTACAAAACCTCCTTTTGACATAGCCTATATAATTTCTATTCTGTTTTCTGTGACTACTAAATCCTTATTACCCTCGTGGAGATTATAATATTTGTAGTCCTTTATTCCATCTGAGTTGGTGCCTTCAAAAACAATCTTCTGTACTTTTCCGTAACCAATCTGTTTTAATTTCTGGACTCCCCTATATGCATAGGAACCTCCATCAATTATTATTTCCTGTCCTAGTTTTAAATCTTTTATTTTCATATTAAGCTTCTATAAAATCAAATAATGTTGGCATATTCATTTGGTAGTTGATTGCGTTCACATAGCTAACCCCATCATCAAAGTATTCTGAATTCAATTCTACAGATTTTGCTTTTCTTTTCATTTTTAAAGCCATATATGGAGTAGAAAATAGACCTCCAAAACAATCATCAACCATATCTCCTTCATTTGTGAACCTGTATATTAAACGCTCAATGATATCCAACTGCAGGGGACAAATATGTTTTTCTTTTTTACTGCTTACTTGTTTAGCATTTAGCGTATTCATACGATTGATATCCGACCAAACACATTCCTGATTTGAATGGGGAGGTAATGTCATAAACAACTTTGAAAGCTTATCTTCTCCCTCCAGAAGCTCGCACGCTTCTAAATGCTTTTTATAATCGTATATCTCAGAGGTATTATGTTTTTTCCAGGCATTGTAAATGCGATCCATATCAAAACGCTTAACTTCTTCAGATGAAAGGAATCTATCTCCGGAAGATTTCCAATAAGAATGTGCATCAAGTTGCCACATAGACAATAAATATTCATCTATCTTTTTAACTACTGGATCATCTGCATAGGCATTTTTTGTATGACTTGGAGGTTTACGGAATAGTAGTATATATTCCGGGATTCCTACCCCCATTTTAGATGCATCTTTACGCTGTTCACCCCACCCTAAACGGTATGTTTGATTATTCTCTCTAACAACATCTGTTGTAATAGTAATACGGCCTATATAATGGAATCTTTCAGAATATTCTTCCTTGAGTTCACTAATCCGTTTTTCTCTTACATCTGTAGATACCCCATCCTCATCAGTTAAGCCTTCCCATATCTCCAACTGATCTTTTACTTTTTGTTTTGTAAAATGCCTAACAGTAGCATCTGAAAATGGTTCTATTGTAAAAAACTGAACATCTGTCTGGTGCGAATACCTCGGGCGGTCCTTTACATGAATTGCAGCAATTCGACCAGGCTTTAAACTCCTATATAGTTCAGGTGTTAAAAACTCCATTTGCTTGAAAAAAGCATCATTCCCATCGTTATGCCCAAAGTCATTATAATTGTCGGAATATTCATAGTGATCCCCGAAAGGAATTGATGTTAATATCATCCCGGAAGAATTATCCGGATATTCATCTTTATCCTGATGAACAATAACAGTATCATTATTATATAATGTGGCATCGCCTATTACTAGCTTTCTGCCATTTTTAAAAATTTGTCTTTCCATTTGGGATTTTATTAGTTCTGCGTTTAGTCCATATTCCTGCACTAAGGCTATCATTTCTCTTTGTAGCTCCTCATGTTTGTTCCACTTGTCAAATAGTGTTTTCAGTACCTCCCTTTCGTTTTGTGTGAATATGATATAAATATGCACTTCGTTTTCCTGCATAAATCTATATACACGGTGAATTGCCTGTATGAAATCATTAAACTTGAAATCAATACCTACAAATATCATCTTGTAACAAGCATGTTGAAAATTACATCCGGATCCTGCGATCTTTGGTTTTGTAGAAAGTATCTGGTAATTTGATTCAGAAAAATCAATCAATAATTTTTCTTTTAGATCATTTGGCTGGGAGCCATACACCGAATTCAAAGAATATTCTTTAAACTGCTTTTCAATTGCAACTCTTTCAGCTTCTAGGTGGTGCCATAATATCCATGAATCATTAGGCCCCTCATTTTGTACAATTTCAAAAGCTTTATTAACTCTGATATCTACCGTTTGAGATTTCTCTCTACTGGTATCAATAAGAGATTTTGTATTATCCTTGAAAAGAATAGGCTTTCCATATTTATCCACAATAACCTCATCAGTATAATTTTCAACTTCAATTTCATGTATATGAAGCTTTGGAAGGTTATATTTTGAATCATCATATCCCAGATCTGAAGGTTTATTTATGAAAACAGCCCATGTTGCAACCCATTTCCAGAACTCATCTTTTTTAGTCTCTAACAATTGCAGGTTACCGGCCTTTGTAGAATCTCTTTTAAAGAATCTTGTTAGTAGATGTCCACGATCTGCTACACCTAAATATTCAGCATAATTTAAAATTTCAATAAAATCATTTGGTGTAGGCGTTGCTGTGGCTACAAATCTATATGGTACTTTTTTAAAATGATTCAGTACATAATTAGTAGTTTCCGTTTTTAAGTTTCTTAGTATTGACGCTTCATCAAAAGAAACTCCTGAGAAAATATAAGGATCTATATCTCCTTTACGTACACGTTCATAATTAGTGATAAAGATTGCATTTTTAGATTCTGGCATTGAATCCGTATCTGTAATATATATTACTTCAAATCCTGTTTGTAGCTTTTCATTATCCCTTTTAAATTCTCCAACTACACCTAAAGGGCAAACTATTAAGAAAGGTTTATTTTCTTTTAAAATACATTGCTTTGCTATCTCCAGCTGCATCATAGATTTACCTAAGCCAAAAGATGCAAATATTGCCCGTCTACCACCTAATAAACACCATTTTACAATATCCGGCTGGTGTAGGTGAAGCTTTGGAGATAAATCCGAAACTTCAAATCCGAAATTTTCAGATACTATTACTTTTTTCTTTAAGAATTCCTGGTATTTCATCTCTAGCTTCTTTTATTGCGTTATCTAAACTTTTAGACTTTAAATATTTTACTTTACTCTCATTCCAGACATAATATCCGGATCCGTCTCTGCCTAAGTAGAAACCGCTACTTATTAGCATACATGTTTATTTTCTTCTGGTGGATTTCTCTCAGATAATCTTTGGTGAACTTATTAGCGTGGGCCAAATCATGACATTTTCTACAAACAGCGATGAGGTTTTCAATCTTATCCTGCTCATCCTTTCTCTTCTTGCCATGTTCACCTTGCCTTTCAATGTGATGAATATCTACAGCCTGATTATTACATATTTCGCAGGCGATCCATTCCGGATTGTGGGGATTAAAAAAAGCCAGATATACTTTAGTATGTTTCTGCATTTCGCTTATTCTTGTTTTTAGGATTAAATGGATGATTTAAGTCTTGGTGTATCTCCTTATGGTGTTTATTACAAACAGTAACTAACCATTTTAAATTCTGGAGCTCTTTACCTCTTATACTTTGTCCGGCGATATAGTATGCAATGTGGTGAACTTCGAGACCAGAACCAATTCCACATATTTTACATTTATGCTGGTCCCGAATTTTCACCTTCCTTTTTACAATTTCCCATTCATCATCAGCCTTCAAAGATTTTAGATACTTACTTGGTCTGCCTTTTATTCTTCCCATTTTTTAGGCTATCAAAAAAAGCATTGTTCTTATCGGTGTTGTTGAAAATCTCAGCTTTTTCATGCTCCGGAACATCCTTAACTTTAACCATAACACAATCACCGTTATCCTGCCAGGTATAGAAATAATATTTTCCTTTATATGGAACCCGGTAAGTTCTGTTTGCTGGAACTTCAATCTCCGTTTTTCCCTCTTTAATTTCAGCAGCTAAATCACTTATTTTAGTTTGAAGAGCACCGACAACCTCCCCGGCAATTTCCTTTGCTTCCTTGGCCTGCTTAAATTCAATATCCTTTTGGGAAAAATTCTCTTTAGCTTCTGGAAGCTGATCTTCAGCAACTCTTAAAATCTCTTCCCGGAATTCTAAAATTTCCTCATCTGTATAATGTCGTACAGCTGTTACTTTTTGATGTTCAGATACTGTGTTTATTGCGAAATGCTCTTGAAAATCATCAATAGTTTCAAAGTGTCCTAAATTTTCAGGAAGATTATCATCATTACCTGATACACTGAAATTATGCTCAAATGGTCTGTTTTCTACTATTTCCATTATAAATAAATTTTGTTGTTATACTTTTCTAATTCGTTTTCGATTTCTTCCAGATAGATAGTGTCTTTAGATGTTGGTAGATATAATCCTGCCTTTACTTCTGAATAGGTTCTAAAATGTTCAATTGCTACGGACATTTCATCCGTCTTTAAATCTTTGGTGCTCCTGAAATATTCTATAAGCTCTCCTGTTTTTTCGTTTACGAATTCGGATTTAAAAACACTGGGGCTCGCATATTGTTTAAGAATAATCTGTTTGGTATATTCATACTTGTAGCCCAACTCTAAGGAAAACCAACCTAATATTAAATGCAGATAGTTATTTTGACTGTAGGTTCTTTTTCGCTTTTTTTCTATAACCTCAAACTTTGCCTTTTTATCCAGAAGGTGTTTAACTCTATCAACAGCCTTTTTTCTACCTTGTTGTGTGGAAGTATCGAAAATCATTTTAATCTGCTAATAATTGTTTCTTATATGCTTCAGCTAATGTCAACCGCTTTTTAAGCTTGGTTATATACTCTTCATCTCGTGGAACTTCTAATATTAGAATCTGATCTTTTTCATTGACAAATCTGTCATCATAGGAAATAAACCACCCTATTTTTCTACCAGTAGCCAAAAGATTTCCCTGTATTTGTCCATAGTATTGTGGATATTTCTTCTTGAAGCTTTCAACATCTACTAATTCACGAAGGTTTGAGAAGTGAGTTTTACTATTTGGGCATTTTATTTCGATTAAATCATCTGTACCGAATAAACCATCTGGAGTACCTCCGAAATAACTACATAGTGTTACAAATTCCTGCTTATCTCCTATTGCATAACATTCAACTCCTTTTTCCTTTTCAAATCTTGCAACTGCAAAAGGTTCTTTTTCTGTTCCATGATCCATGGCATAAGAAGTAACATTCTCTATACCTTGACCATTGGTTTTTATAGCAATTACAATTTCCTCTATATAGGTTATTGCTCCTTTTGGCAGTACATCAGGCTTATCCAGATAAGTCATAAGCTTATATACATTTGATGAGGTGAATTTGTCCATTCTTACTTTATTCCACGCCTCATTTCTATCTAACTCCTGCTCTTCTAAAACCACCGCCTGAGAAAGATCAGGCAGTGACATTTTTTGAATATCCATTATCCTACATATAATGGTTTAACACTCCATCTATCAGACTGGAAAGAATTTGTAGCATTCTTTTGCTTTCCTAAATACTCAATTTTCAAAGGAGCACCTTGAATTATTTTACCAGTAGTCAAAGCATCTTCTAATGATGCAACAAGCCTTTTAGATCCGTTTCTGATTGTTTTAAGATCACCTGCACTAGTTTGCTCAATCATTACCACACATGGAAGCTCAATAGTTTCTCCGGTTTGTTCATCTGTGTAGGTTGAGTTTTTAATTTCTTGGAAGAAGCACAATTTAAACTCTCCCGATTGGGTAGGCGTCCAGTACTCACTTGTTAAATCTGCAGGGATTACTTTTGCCTCTGAAAGGTTAGGAAGATCACCCATTAAATCGAATGCTTGTAATTGGTTTGGTTGTGTTTTTTCTAATTCTGACATTGTTATAAATATTTAAGGTTATAATTATTTGATTTTTTGAATATCTTTTATAGCTTCTTCTATGTGAAAATCAATCATCCGGATTCTGCTTTCAAATTCTTTTTCAATTTCACTATCATTGAATTCTGGCCATTCATCTGAATATTTGAAGCTTTTTAAATAGGAAATAGCTTTTTCTTTATCTGGTCTTAAAGACTCCAGTCTTGCAGCCTCTGCTTTTGCTCTCTCTTCGGCTTCGGCAGCTTCTTTAACTTTACGCTCCTCCTCTTCTTTGGCTTTTCTTTCAGATTCTTCTTTGGCGATTCTGTCTGCTTCAACCTGTGCAAGGCGGTTTTTCTCATCTTGGATTTTTTTGTTTTCAGCTTCTATTTCCGCTTGTTTAGCAGCTAATTCTTCATCTTGTTTAGCTTTCTCAGCAGCAATACGTTCACGTTCTTTTTGCAATTCCGCTTCCTGATCAGCTTTTATTTTTGCAAGACGATCTTCCTCAGCTTTTCTTTCAGCAGCAAGCTTTTCCTCATCTTCTTTGCGTTTACGCTCAATCTCTGCTCTTTCTTCTGCAAGGCGCTTAGCCTCTTCTTCCAGTCTTAGCTTTTCCAAACGCTGATTTTCAGATTCTGTTAGGGCTTGAATTTTTTCGGAAAGGCTATTTTTAACATGAATTAATTTTTCATTGAAATCCAATTCAAACTCTTCGAACTGAGCTAATTCAGTTTTATATAGGTTTTCTTCAAAGTCAGAAGAAAGAGAATCTATATCAGAGAATCTTAAAATTTTGATTCTATCATAAGCCTCAGATATAAGAGTATCAATTTTAATTTTGATATTATTGATTCTTTCCTGTTCTAGCCTTTCTTTTTCAGCCTTTTCCGCTTCTTTTAAAGCCTCATAACGTTTAACTTCATCCTGTTGCTTATCCTCTGATGGCTTAGTAATATTTATAAGCTCTATATGAACATCTTTAACTGCAGATTTAAAGTCATTTATCTTTTTAGAAATAACTTTTTCCTGCTTCTCTATATCAGTTCTGGCAGAAACTAAAGTTGTTCTGGCTTTCTTAGCCTCTTCATAGGTTTTATTATCTATGATTTCTACATAAGGATTAGAATCACGGATCTGAATTTGTTTTTCTTTCAATCCTTGAAGCTCCGGAAGAGAATTAACATCCAAAGATTCGATTGAAAAGGTTTTTTGTAAGGTGTTTTCCATTGTTATAAAAATTTATTATTTAGTTCTTTATGTTCTTCTTTAGTGAGCTTTCTGGTAGCAATACCGATTCTAATTCCTAAAATGAAATGATGTTCATACACTATAGACAGATTTCGATTTCTTATGTCTACATTTACCACGGGGATCATCTCATAAATTCGAGGGTATTTCCCCTTTTTTAAATTTCTAAGCAGCTTCATGATTAGAAATTAAATTGTAGTAGTATTTGTTATTGCATACTTTAGAATTAACTACATAAAAGAATCTCCTAACTATGCTTTTTCTTCTGTTGTACTGATTTTTCATATTAATTAACTTTTTCAGGGGTAAATTTCATTCCGATACGTTCTGCGAATCTGTTCCTTTGAACATGTAAGTGAATTCTGATGTGCCTTTTTATATGAACCAATTCTAACGAGGTTACCTCTCTTAAAACTTTGTTCTGGAAATCTCTAACAACACACTTATTAAAATTGTAAAGGATGTTTGTTCCGTTCATCAAATCAATTCTTGCGAATTTTATTCTTTGAGATCCTGAAATAGTTGTATGAATAACTTGTTTCTTTATCTCGCTTCCTAAGAAGCTTTTCATTTCTGATTTTTTTTCTAAATTTGTACTCAACATTGTTATAAAGGTTATTTAGTTAATCTTTAGGCCGCTTAGTTACCCGCTAAGCGGTTTTTCTTTTTTTAGATGGTTTCTTTATCTGATACCTTTCTTTTCTGTCTAATTGTGCAAGAATCCGGGCTTTTCTTTTTTCTTTACTTTCCACCGCCCCCAGTATCAAGTTTTCTAATTTTTGCCGTTCACCCAGATCTTGCACTTGTTGTATTAGCATTTTTACGGCTGGAAATGCTTGGTCTGCTGTCATACTGTTGTGAATATTTCTTTATCGGTCCACTTAGTATGTTTTTTAATGGCATTCATAATGTTTATATCCATTATTCTCTTCTGAGACTTTCTGTAAGCAAATGCTCTAACACCATCGTCTCTTAGTCCTGTAGCCTCCATAATTCTATCTCTTAACTCATGGTCATCTAGTATTTTACGGAAAACCTCATCTCTGACTATTTTCTTTTTTCTTACTTTTGCATTGTGATGATTCAT